TTTATCGAAAGAAAGGCAGAGGACAGATGAACCCGTTACAGCTCAAAGGCAAAAGAGGGCTGAACTTTTTCTACCATTTGCTTTGCCAAGCAGGCTTTGACGATTCAGAAAAAATATGCCGCACTGCCCACCACACGATGCAGTTGCTGGGTACGAATGGAAAATCAGGGCTAAAGGCTGATCCGGCTTTGCTGGATATTGAAAAAAGATGGTATGACAGCTTGCCTGATGATCCGGACTACTCTGTCTACGCAGAATCCATTTATCTAGCTGATACGTGGTGCTGCTGGGACTTTTATGCTCGTCAGTATTTATCCGATCTGTTCTTGACCGATAAATGCTGCGAATCTGGACTGCAAACGCTGATCGGTGATGGTGCGATTATCGACGTAGGCAACGGGCTTGGATTTGCAACAGCAGCACTCAAGTATTTGTTCCCGATGCGCCGTGTTATCGGTACCAACTTGCCAGGCACTGCACAATGGCAAATTAACGAGATCATGTCGGCCAGATACAACTACGAGCTTATGTCAAATGACCAGCTGCTTAAAGAGCAACCGCAGACAGCAATGGTTTTTGCGTCAGAGTATTTTGAGCACTTTCAAGCGCCAATCAGTCATTTCAATGAGCTGCAATGTCTTCAACCCAACGTATGGGTTACAGCAAACTCATTTGGCGCAAAATCCCCAGGACACTTTGACTTCTACCAATGTGACGGTGATATTGTCGAGGCCAAAAAGATGGGCAGGCTTTTCGGCAAAAACGCAAGAAAACTAGGTTACAGCGCCAAAGACACTAAATTGTGGAACAACCGCCCTTCGGTGTGGGTTAAATGAGCATACTTGCGGCTATACCCTCAGGATCAATCACGCTGGATGAGGAAGGTACTGATTGTTTCCGCCAAGAAGACTTTGCCGAAGTGGTCAACGTACTGGAAAACAATCTGACCGAACCTCAGCGTCAAGTTTATGAAGCAGAGGAACGATTCAAGTTGCTGTGTAGCGGCAGACGATTTGGCAAGACCTACCTGTGCATTACGCGCCTACTGAATTGGGCGCTCGAAAAGCCAGAAAGCCTGAACTGGTATGTCACGGCCAACTACCGGATGGCAAAACAAATTGCGTGGCGGCAACTGAAAAGTATGGCTCCACGGGATCTAGTGGTAAAGCAAAACGAATCCGACCTCAGCATTGAGTTTATAAATGGCGCACAGATTGCATTGCGGGGTGCTGATAACGAAGACTCGCTTCGTGGTGTGAGCCTCAGTGCTCTTGTTGTGGACGAGGCTGCTTATGTCAAACAGTCCGCGTGGGAAATGGTTTTGCGGCCTGCACTGTCTGATCAAGGCGGTCCTGCATGGTTCATCACCACACCAGCTGGTCTGAACTGGTTTCACGATTTATGGGAACAAGCGCAGGATCAAAACGATTGGCGAACGTTTTCGTTTACGACCGTTCAGGGTGGAAACGTACCTGCGGCAGAGGTTGAGGCGGCCAAACGAACACTGGACGAACGAACGTTTCGTCAGGAGTACCTTGCCAGCTTCGAGACGTTATCCGGCAGGGTTTACCCAGGCTTTACCGATGAAAACATCAGCGATGAAGTCAAAGACACAGGTGACGCCATCTTCTGGGGCACTGACTTCAACGTCAGCATCATGGCCGGGGTCCTCGGTAGCCGAGTGGGTGACACGTTGCACATCTGGGATGAACTGGCAGTACAGCAGTCAAATACGGATGAAGTGTGCGCCATGCTCAAGCAACGCTTTCCAGACCGCAAAATCATTGCCTACCCAGATCCGACCGGATCAGCCAGAAAAACCTCGTCGGCTGGTCGAACCGATCACGACATCATCAGACGATTCGGGTTTGGCTGCGTCAGCCCTAAGGCTCCGTGGGCCGTCAAGGACAAGATCAATGCAACCAACTGGATGATTCGTACAGCAGAAGGCCAAATGCGTTTGTTTGTTCACCCGCGTTGCAAGCACACCATCAAGGCCTTGAAAAACGTGACTTACAAGCAAGGTGCAGAGGATTATGTGATCGATAAATCAGCCAACATCGAGCACTGGACTGACGGACTCGGTTACCTGATTCTCAGCGAGTTCAACCCCCTGCACGAACGAGCTGGACGGGGCACTGGCATCAGGCTTTACTAAACTGATTGAGATGGGCGGGTTTTAGCTGTGTATTCAGGCTTTTCTGGTCGCCAACGTGTTGGCAATGTCACCACCGTTGAAAGCCCGAACACGGCTTACGTCAATATGGAGCCGCACTGGCTTCTGATTGAAGCACTGTTACAGGGCACATACGGTGTCAGAAAAAAGCACAGAACATATTTGCCGCAGGAGCCAAGAGAACTCGATGAGTCATATGACAACAGACTGATGCGCTCAACGCTGGCGCCTTACTACGTCAGGCTGGAGCGAATGTTGGCGGGCATGTTGACCCGCAAGCCTGTACGGCTTGAAGACGTAAGTGATGTTGTCACCGAGCAACTGTTTGACGTTGATCTGCAAGGCAACGACCTCAACGTTTGGACTTACGAAACGGCCCGCAAGTGTATTCGATATGGACACGTTGGTGTTCTTGTCGATGCACCGAAGGCAGGTGATAACGGCAGGCCATACTGGACGCAATACACGCCACGCGACATACTCGGCTGGCGCAGTGAAATTAAGAATGGAACGCAACAGCTGATTCAGTTGCGCTTGATGGAAGAAATAACTGTGCCTGATGGTTTATACGGTGAAAAGCAGGTGCAACAAGTGCGGGTGCTCACCCCCGGCGCTTTTGAAATTCATCGAAAAGACAAGAAAGGCGATTTTGTGCTGATTGATGAAGGCAGCACCAGCCTTAGCGAGATTCCGTTTGCTGTTGCCTACTCCAACCGCGTCGGTGTTCTTGAATCGCGGCCACCACTGGCAGACATCGCAGAGCTGAACCTAAAGGCGTATCAAGTCCAGTCTGATCTCGACAATCAACTGCACATCAGTGCCGTGCCAATGCTTGCCATCTATGGTTTTCCGCAATCAGCTGAAGAAATTAGTGCTGGCCCTGGAGAGGCAATGGCGCTACCGGAAACGGCACGTGCTGAATACATCGAGCCAGGGGGTAACAGCTACAGCGCACAGTTTCAACGGCTGGACCAAATTGCCAGTCAAATCAACGAACTAGGCCTGGCCGCTGTTCTGGGTCAAAAGCTGAGCGCAGAAACAGCAGAAGCCAAGCGCATCGACCGCAGTCAGGGTGACAGCACCATGATGGTCATCGCACAGCAAATGCAAGATCTGATCGACAACTGCTTGCAGTTTCACGCTGAATACATGCAGGAAACACAAGCAGGTAGCAGTTTTATCAACCGCGACTTTCTCGGCCAGCGTCTTGAACCGCAGGAAATCCAAGCACTGTTGCAGCTTTATACCGCAGGAACCATCACGCAGGAAACCCTGCTCAATCAACTTTCTGCCGGTGAGGTGCTCGGTGACGAGTTCAACGTAGAAGAGGAGATCGAGGCGACGCAAACCGGCGGTTTGATTGAAATGCAACGGCCAGACCCTGAGCCTGTGGCGGCAGAGGAGGCCACAATGCCAGAAGCAGAACCGGAGGCTAAAGATGAGTTGGCTGGATAATCTCCGGAAACGGAAGCCAGAAGACCCGATCAATCGCCTTCTGTTTTTTTCCAAGCAAGAGCTGGCAGAGCAAACTTATGCCGTAATTCGCATCACTTGGTTTCTTGATGGCAAAATCTGTGGCGTATCGGAAACAGCGATCGGCCTGTATGAGCAAGATGTGATCGCTGAGTTTTCTGATCTTGTCGGCAACGCTTTACGTGCTGGCTGTGATGTGTCCGTGGCTTGCATTGATGACCCGCAATATCTCGGCATCTATGAATCATGAGCACGCCATCGGAGCTGTACCGCAATGCAATCGACCTCAATCGATTTAGCAACGGCGTTGCCAAGCGCATTGCTGTTGCATACAACGATCTTGTTTTGGACGCTGTTGATCAGCTTCGTGGCATTGATGAGCTTGCTGCGCCTGCAAAAGCTGCACGGCTTCGGGCGAT